GAGATTACGATAATCCGATACAAAGCTATCGAGACTATTACCATTTAGACAAGGCAACCTTCGCCAGTTGGAAATACAGAGACAAACCACACTGGTGGAACGAAGACTATGCCGATTACGAAAAAAGGATAACCCGTGTATAACCCAAAACAAGTACCACAGTACAAATTCAATGAGGACTTAATATTGTCCCGACTAGAACAGTATGTTAACAATACATATAGTCAACACTATGCTACTACAGGTAAGCAAACAACAGAGATGGTATTTGAACATGGTCATGGAGATGGCTTCTGTATCGGAAATATTATGAAATATGCACAGCGTTTTGGAAAGAAAGAAGGCAGAAATGAGAAAGACTTATACAAAGTTATTCATTATGCAATCATTCTTTTAGGCTCAATGCAAGAGGAACAGAATGGCAGTTAGAAAGAAAAGAGAAGAAAAACTCTCAGAAACAAATATTAATAAAGTAATAGAATTACTTGCTGCTGAAAAGCCTATTACAAAGAAAGAGGCGTGTGAGATACTAAATATAGCATATAACACAACTCGTCTTAGTAAGATTTTTGCAGACCACAACGAAACAGTAGACCACCGACTTAGAAGAAAAGCACAGAACAAAGGTAAAGGAGTAACAGAGTTAGAGAAAAAATCAATAGTCAAGTACTATTTAGAAGGTTCTAATACATCTGACATTGCTAAGGCATTGTATCGCTCACCAGCTTTTATCAAAGCAGTAATCGAACGAATGGGAGTACCACAAAAACTTCCTGACACTGATTACAAAGGCATTAAAAATGCTATGATACCAGAACCTTGCGTTCAAGAAGAATTTCTTATAGGTGAACGGGTATGGTCAGCTCAAGGCAACTGTATTGCAGTTGTAAAACGAGAAATAACAAAGTCCCATAACTTTGATAAATATGGTAGCAAGTGCTATCTATTATGGGAAATCGAAATGGCAGAGTGTGAATCGCCCTACTTTGGATTTGTACGCAACGCAGGGCATAATGCTCCACGACTAGCGTATAACATTGGAAGTTTAAGACACTTACAGGAATATTTATGACAACACTACAAATGATACTATGTTTTTGGCTAGCAGGTAGTTTACTTGCTATGTGGAAAATATGGAAACCTTCACTTAAAATAATTACTTTAATAGATAGTAACAATATATTAGTAGAAAGACCTATACTATCAACAATAGTAGTATTTATAATATTCACGATATTTTTACCATTTATGGTAATTCCTTTATTAATTCCTAACAGACTAGAAGAGTTTGTATCAGGTTTTATTAAAGGAGCAGAGAGAATTAAATAATGGCATATAGCAAAGAAGTAGTAGATAGATTTGAAGGCGTTTTAGCAAGTCCTAAACAGTTTTCAGTAGGAAGATTTGATCCTAACGATCCAGATGTAGCAACAGGAATGCAAGGCGCTCCTGCATGTGGAGATGTAATGAAACTACAACTACGCATTGATCCTTTAACGGATATTATAAAGAGTGTAAAGTTTAAAACTTATGGGTGTGGTAGTGCTATCGCATCTTCTTCACTTTTTGTAGATATGCTAACAGGTAGAACAATAGAAGAAGCAAAGCAAATAAAAGACAAAGATATTGCAGCAGCACTCAAGCTTCCTCCGATTAAGTTACATTGTTCAGTATTAGCAGAAGGCAGTATTAAAGCTGCGATAGAAGATTGGGAGACAAAAAATGCTTGAATTTATATTTACATTGCCCACAAACATTATGCTACTCGGCTTTAACCTCGCAATATGGGGAGCAGCTGTATATTATGTAGTAGAGTGGGTTAAAGACACACTAAAAGACAAAGGATACTTATGAGTTATTTATTAAAAGCACTTATCGCTAAGTTACAAGGCGAAGTAGAAGTGGCAAAGGCAAATATACAAGTGTATCTTCATAATTCAGCAGGTATCGGAGAGCATCCAGATATTGTTGAGGCTATGGAAGTACAGATAGAGAAAATTGCAAATGCCGAAGAAAAGATCGAAACCATACAAAAGCATTTTTCTAGATAGGAAACCCCTATAGATACCGAAAAATACTTCTTGACAGATGGTTTCAAATTCGATATAATATAGTTATATTTAAACAAGGATATACATGAGTGATAGATTTTATATGCAACAGTACGACCGAACAGGTTGGAAACCAGTATGGAATAACACATGGATCCAAAACAAACACAGGAGAAAAAACATGGCTTGGACAGACGAATCTAAAGCACAGGCAGTCGAAATGTATCAGGAACAAGAACCAACACCTGAAACTTCAATGGAGATTGTAAAAGACATAGCAGACGAACTTGGTGAATCACCAAATGGAGTTCGTATGATATTGACCAAAGCAGGCGTATATGTAAGAAAAACACCAGCAGCTAAAACCTCAAGCGCAGGTGGCGGTGGTGGACGAGTATCAGTAGCTGATGCTCAAGCAAGCCTTACTTCAGCCTTGTCAGACGCAGGTCAAGAAGTTGATGACGCTATTATCGGTAAACTAACTGGTAAAGCTGCAGTATACTTCAAAACAATAGTTGACAACTTAAATAGTTAAAAAATAGTTTAACCAAGACATTGCAAAATGTCTTGGTTTTTTGCATCTCATAAAAGAGACCTCTGCAATTAGCAATACAAAATAATTTTTGTTAGATTAAATTGGAGGAATCAATGAAAAAAGAGGAGCTTAAAGCTAAACTCGAAGAAGCAGGTGACGCAGTAATCACCTATAGAAGTCAAAACTCTAGAAAGCTAAAGTATAATGTTTGCACTGCTGACTTTTCTACAGAATACATTCGTCAGAAAAGAAACAGAGCAAAAGAAGGACAGCACACAGTTTTATTATTTTGCTGGGACACAGATTCTTACAGGATACTTGTCCCTGAAAATGTAACGAGTGTTGTACCTCTCAACCGAGTGATTAAGAATGATTGACTTTACTGCCCCCGCAATATACGAAAAAATGATACAGGAAACTGAGTATGAACAGATACGTCTGGTAGTTTCTACTTTCCGAGATGTTGAGTATATATCATTAAGAAAGTATTATTTAGACTTTGAGGAAGAATGGAAACCTTCTAATCAAGGAATAAGTATGCCTATTGATTTTGATAATAGTAAAAGACTCTTTGAAGGATTAGTAGAAATCATATCCCTAGCAGAGAGCAAAAGTATTTTAGAAGAAGAATTTAAAGATATACTGGATCAAATCTACCTAACCTAAAATATTTCTTGACAAGTCCTTGTAAATTTAGTATAATATACTTATGAAAAATTTAGAGACATTATTAAATCAGGCACGATTCTCGTACTATAATGGTAAACCCATTATGTCAGACGAAGCCTATGACAGACTAGAAGATCAATTAGGCATTTCCTCTCAAGTAGGACATGATCTTATTGACTCGAAAAGCGCACGATATCCTCATGCGTTCCCTATGTATTCTTTACAAAAGTCCTACAGTTCATTAGACAATCCAAACTATGGATCAGAGCCTGTAACAGTAACACCTAAATTAGACGGAGCAGCAGTAAGTCTGCAATACATTCGAGGCACATTATCTATTGCCTTAACAAGAGGAGATGGCAAGCAAGGACTTGACATCACCGACAACATGAGGTTCTTAGTACCTCGCCACCTATTGCCCTTTCAAGGCGTACCAATTATACAAATCACAGGAGAAGTAGTAGCCCCAGCAACGATTAAGAATAGTCGTAACTATGCAGCGGGTGCGCTAAGTCTACATGATTCAGACGAATTTCAGAAAAGAGATTTAACTTTTGTTGCGTATGGGGTACAACCATACCCAACAGATGACTTTATTGATGATATGCAGTATCTCAATGCCTCTGGCTTTGAGACAATTATTGATAGTGATTATCCTATGTTTCCCCGAGACGGAGATGTTTGGAGAATCATAAGTAATAAAGCTTTCGAAAAGTTAGGATATACTTCTCACCACCCTCGTGGAGCATTTGCAAGAAAAGTAAAGCAAGAAGGTATAGTAACAGAACTCATTGATGTAGTATGGCAAGTAGGCAAATCAGGAAATGTTTCCCCAGTAGCAATACTCGATCCTATTGACATCGATGGTGCGAGAGTAGCAAGAGCAACTCTACATAACATTGGAATCATTGAAGACCTCGGTCTCGAGATTGGATGTATGGTAGAAGTTATAAGAGCAGGGGAAATCATTCCCCAAGTAGTAAGGAGAGTCGATTGAGACAAGAAGCATTTACAGATATATTTAGTCCTTTATTTAGAGGATTTACAAGTAGAATGTGGGTTGACCACTGTGATGAGACAGCAGGACCGTTTTCGGTAACAGAAGATTATCCCACTTATTTAATTAATAATTTTAAATTTCTAGTAAGGAAGTTTAATGAACAAAACGGCAATAGTGAATGGAACATAAAATGATAGTAGAAATATTCGGCAAAGAGCAGTGTCCTTTCTGTGATAAAGCAAAAGGTTTAGCAGAAAGAGAAGGACACAATTATACATATAGACAGTTAGGTTTGGACTTTGAATTTCCACACTTTATGGAAAAGTTTCCAAGTGCAAGAACCTTT